TGGTCGTTCGTGCGCGCGTTTTTTATTTAGCGTCGAAGCTGTCAACCGGTTGACAAAGGTTAGGCTAGGCTTTGGCAAAAGTGTCAACCGAATGGCTGAGTTGGTTACAGCGTCGAGGTTTGCGGAGGCTGCAGGATGCAGTCGTCAAGCGGTATCTAAGGCAATGAAGCTAGGTCGACTGGATGGTGCGTTGGTTGACACAGGAAGCGTCAACCCAAAGATTGATTTGGAAAAGGCATTAGAGATTTGGGGCGTCACGGAAAGGCCCAGCGCTGCGACGATGCCAAGGCGTGAACCAAAGAAATCACCAAAGCTTGAGGCTGCACAGAAAGAGGTTCGCCGGCAGGTGACTTATGTGCAGGAAGAGGATGTGCCGGACTTCTATACAAGCCGAGCACGAAAGGAGCATTACAACGCAGAGATTGCAAAGATCACTGCTGCAACGCAGATGGATGAGCTTGTTTCAGCCGCTCAGGTACAGAAGGAAAGCTTCGCCATGGCGCGAGCTGTGCGTGAAGCGCTGACGAATTTGGCTGATCGTTTGGCAAATGAGCTGGCCGGTGAAACTGACCCTGCGAGAATCCATCAACTTTTGACGCAAGAGCATCGGCAGTGCTTGACGGAATTGGCTGATGCTTAGTCCGTGGCGCGATGGATTCATTGAAGGCTTACGGCCCGAGGATCCGCTGACTGTCTCTGAATGGGCTGATCGCTATCGGAGGTTGAGCAGCAAGGCGAGCGCGGAGCCTGGGCCATGGCGCACGAATCGGACGCCTTACTTGAGCGAGCCAATGGATTGTCTGTCAAACGACAGCCCAGTTCAGCGCGTGGTGATGATGTTTAGCGCTCAGTCAGGGAAGACTGAAGCGGGCAGCAACTTTTTGGCGTATGTGATTGACCATGCGCCGGGACCGATGTTGTGCGTGCAGCCAACAATTGAGATGGCCAAGCGTTTGTCAAAGCAAAGGCTTGAAAGCATGATTCAAGACACGCCAAGGCTGTCTAAGAAGATTGCGCCATCTAGGTCAAGGGATAGCGGGAACACGATGTTTGCCAAGGAGTTCCCTGGCGGGATCATGCTGCTGACCGGAGCAAATAGCGCGACCGGCTTGCGTTCAGCGCCCTGTCGTTATTTGTTCATGGATGAGATTGATGCAATGCAAGAGATCCAGGGAGAGGGCGACCCTGTAAGCCTTGCAGAACGCAGAACGACGACGTTTGCTCGGCGCAAAATTTTGCTCACGTCAACGCCAACGGTCAAGGATTTCAGCCGCATTGAGGCTGAATTTTTGAAGTCAGATAAACGTTATTACTACGTGCCTTGTCCGGCATGCGGTGCTTTTCAGCATTTGCAGTGGCCGCGTTTGAAGTGGAAAAAAGATCAGCCAGAAACTGCGGAATATGAATGCGAGCACTGCAAGGAACGCTTTGCTGAGCATCACAAAACAAGGTTTTTACCAGAAGGCGAATGGCGTAACCATGCACCGTTTGATGGCAAGACAGCAGGCTTTCAATTGAACGGCTTGTATAGCCCTTTAGGTTGGGCCAGCTGGGGACAGCTCGCGGATGATTTTCTGCGTGCCAAAAGTGACCCTGCTGCGCTGCGCACCTTTGTCAACACAAGGCTTGCTGAAACGTTCAGTGAGGATTATGCGGCGCAGGTCAACGCTGACGGGTTGATGGCCAAGCGCTTGCAGTACAAGCCAGGCATCTGCCCTGACGGCGTTGTTCTGTTGACTGCAGGTGTTGACGTACAGGATGACCGGCTTGAGGTTTCAGTCTGGGGATGGGGTGAAGGCGAAACGGCTTGGTTGATATGGCATCAAAAATTAATTGGTGACCCGACTGCCGTTGATGTATGGGGCCAGCTTGATCAAGTCATCAAGACTGAATGGGACACAGAGCTAGGAAAGCATCTAACAATCTCACAAGTAGCCGTGGACTCAGGTGGTCATGCAACGCATGAAACGTATAACTATTGCCGCGACAGGATCCGCCAGGGTGTTGTGCCAATTAAAGGCAGCAGCAAGCGCAGCAGCCCAGCTTTGGGCAAAGGCAGCAAGGTGGACGTGAATTGGCGTGGCCGCGTAGTCAAAAAAGGCGTTGCGCTTTACATGCTTGGCACTGACACGATTAAGACGACCTTGTTTGGCCGTATGCGACACAAAGAAGGCTTAGGCAGTATTAACTTTGGCTTAGCTGCAGATCATGAGTATTTTCAGCAGCTAACAGCAGAGAAACAGCGTTTGCGTTTTCACCGTGGCTTCCCTATCCGTGAATGGGTAAAAAAAGCATCTGCAAGAAATGAGGCGCTTGATTGCTTTGTCTATGCCTACGCGGCGATGCTGCTTTACAGCAGGCGTCTGCCCAAGCTCACGATGTGGAAAAACTTGGCCGAAAGGCTGGAGTCAGGGGACAAACAACCGCTAAAATCAAAAGCAAAGCCGTCAACGCCGGCTAAGTCCTTTGTGAATAGCTGGTGACGTGAACATCCCAAAGCAAATTTATGCAGGCACGACAATCAAATGGAGGGATGATGCAGCGGTTGGGCCGCTGAACGAAAGCATCACATCAGCTGATTGGACGCTGAGTTATTACCTGCGGACTAATACAAATCACGAGGGTCACACTGTTGTTGGCAGTTCCTACGGGGCCGGTTGGGAGTTTTCTATCAGTGCTACTGACAGCTCAGGTTTTGATGCAGGCGACTGGTTTTTCTATGCCGAGGCATCAAAAGGATCTGAAAAATTCACGCTAGGCAATGGCCAGCTTGAAGTTTTTGCAAGTCTTGCTTACACCGGGCAGCCTGGAGCGTTTGACGGAAGGACACAGGCAGAAAAAGATTTAGATGCTGTCACTGCTGCGATTCGTTCAATCATTGCTGACAAGGTCAAGGCTTACAGCATTGCGGGCAGGTCTTTTACCTACGTGGATCTGCCTGAGTTAAGGGTTCGCGAGAGTCAATTAAAGGCTATTGTCGTCAGAGAGCGGAAGGCGGCAATGATTGCCAACGGTTTAGGCGATCCGCATTCCCTTTACGTGAGGTTCTGACATGGGCATCCGTTCTGCATGGCGCGAACTGTGGCGCTCAAACCCTGAGCCGATGCAGCGTCCACGGGGTCGCATGTTTGGGGGTGCGCAGGCCAGTCGGCTGACAGCTGATTGGGTCACATCTGTCACATCTGCCGATCAAGAAATCAAAGGCAGCCTGAAGCGTCTGCGGTCTAGGTCGCGTCAACTCGTGCGTGACAATGACTATGCAAAATCAGCGGTCAGGGTTGTTCGCAACTCTGTTGTTGGCACAGGTGTCAGGCTGCAAGCGCAGGTGATGCGTCAGCGTGGCGGCAAGCTCGACACACGCATCAATGAGCAAATTGAAAAAGCGTGGTCACATTGGGGCCGCAAGGACAGCTGCAATACAGCAGGCCAACTGTGCTTTGCCGACATTGAAAAACTTTCTGTTTCGTCGATGTGCGAAAGCGGTGAAGTTTTTATCCGTATGGTGCGGCAGAAGTTTGGTCGCAGCAAAGTCAATTTTGCGCTTGAGGTGCTTGAGGCAGATCAACTTGATGAGGACTACAACAGCCCAGCAACCAAGCCGGGCAACGTCTGGAAACTTGGCGTTGAACTGGACAAGTTTGGGCGCCCTGTCAGCTATGCGTTTTTAAGCCGTCACCCTGGCGACAATGCGTTCCCGACTCGGGAGCCTGATAAGCGTCACATCATTGTGCCGGCCAAGGATGTTATCCATCTGTTTGACCGCACATCAGCACGGCCAGGCCAAACCCGTGGAGTGCCTTGGCTCGCATCTGCAATGCAGAGAATGCACCATCTAGACGGTTGGGAACAGGCCAGTGTTGTGCGGGCTCGCGCTAGTTCTGCATTGATGGGATTTATTCAGTCACCAGAAGGTGAGCTTGACCCAGGCGGAGAGATCTTTGACGAGCAACGGGTGACAGGTTTTGAGCCTGGCCAATTCAAGTATTTGCAACCGGGCGAGACGGTCACTATCCCTGACATGGATTCACCAAGTGGTGAATATGAGCCGTTTCTTCGCGCACAGCTCAGGGCATTAGGTGCCGGTGTTGGCTGCAGTTATGAGGTGCTGAGCAACGATTACAGCCAAAGCAACTATTCATCATCACGACTGGCTTTGCTACAGGACCGCGACAACTGGCGATCAATCCAGCAAATGATGAAAGATCAGTTCTATCAGCCGATCTTTGATGCTTGGCTTGAGATGGCTGTGCTTAGTAACGCATTAAATCTGCCTACTTACGAGACAGAACCTGAGCGTTACGAGGCTGTGCGTTGGGTTTGCAGGGGTTATCACTACGTTGACCCACAGAAGGAGATTGCTGCTCAGAAGGCAGCAGTGCGCAGCGGATTCAAAACCCTTGCCGATTGCGTTGCTGAAAACGGCGGTGACTTTGATGAGTTCTTGGTTGCCCGTCAGTCAGAGCTGGCCAAGCTTGACGAGATGAACATCATCACGGACACGGATCCGTCTGCTGTCAATGGCAGCGGTGCTAGCCAGTACAAGCCGCTGAACACTGTTGACGCTTTTGGTGACACGCCTGCGCCAAGTGGCGAGGATGCAGAAAATGTTGGGGAGGAGGAGATTGGCAACTATTGACGGGACAGAAATAGATCTCAGCCCTACTGCAGGGATGAAAGAGGAGGCGCAGCGTTATCGGGATTGGAAGGCTGACGGCAAAGCTGGCGGCACTGAAGTCGCAGCACGCAGGGCATCACAAATCTTGAGCGGTGACGAGCTATCTGCAGACACAGTCATTGCGATGGCTGCATGGTTTGCCCGCCATGAGGTTGACAAGCAAGGGGAGGGCTTTTCGCCAGGTGAGGATGGCTATCCGTCGAATGGTCGTGTTGCGTGGTCAGCATGGGGCGGAGACCCTGGGCAGGTGTGGTCTACTAACAAGGCAGATAGAATTAAAGAAATTCGCGAACGTACTATGTCTGACGATTTGCAAGTGAGGGCAGAGCCTGACGAACTTAGCGTTGGAGACTTTGTGCGTTGGAACAGTGCCGGAGGCGCAGCCGAAGGCAGGATTGATCGCATTGAACGTAACGGCACTATCAATGTTCCTGATTCAGATTTTGAGATCAACGGTGACGAGGATGACCCTGCAGCACTGATCACAGTGTTTCGTCAGACCGATGAAGGGAATGAGCCAACTGATGTGCAGGTTGGGCATCGATTCTCTGCATTGACAAAGATTGCTGCTCTGCGTTCGGCGCCTGCTCTTTACAAGCGTGCGGGCGAGACCAAGTTTGAGGAGCAGGAAGACCGCGTGATGGAATTCAGTTTCAGCTCTGAATATCCAGTCGAACGGGGCTTTGGCATGGAGGTGCTGAGCCATGAGGAAGGCGCTGCTGATCTTGGCCGATTGAACGATGGCGCGCCGCTTCTGTTTAATCACGACATGGACCGACCCATTGGTGTGGTCGAGCGTGCCTATTTAGACAAGGACAAAAAGAAGGGTTTTAGCCGTGTCCGCTTTAGCCGCAACTCTTTTGCGCAAGAAATTTTGACAGATGTCAAAGACGGCGTGATGAGAAATATCAGCGTTGGATACAGAATTAAGGAGATGGAAGAACGCAATAATGAGTTCGTAGCGACGAATTGGGAACCTTATGAAGTTTCGATTGTGAGCGTGCCTGCTGATCCCAAGATTGGGGTTGGAAGATCCTTGCTCCCCACTACTACAATCGAAGAAGAAGAAGCCATTGCGGCGGATTCTGCGGCTCGCGTCGCACCACAAAGTCCACCTGATTCTGACGAACCAATGTCCACAGCACCCGATCTGAATGTGGTGCGCGATGAAGCTTCTAAAAAAGCAGCTTCTGCAGAGCGCAACCGCATTCGCAACATTCAAGAATTGTGCAGTAAGCACGAAATGGGCAGCATTGCTGACCAGCTGATTGAAAACGGTGCATCTCTTGATGCAGCGCGTGAAGCAGTTCTAGAAAAGATTGGCGCTAAGCCGGTTGAAACTGTTTCCCCAGTAGATCTCGATCAGGGCACCCAGTCCCGCTATCAGATCATGGACGGCGTTCGCGCCTTGATCACTGGCGACTGGTCTTCACACGGTGCTGGCCTCGTTCGTGAACTCAGCCAGGAAGTTGCACGCACGTCTGGCCTTACCGCTACCAGCGAACGGACCTTCTTTGTTCCTTTCTCTGCACTGAGCCAGCGCGCCACTTACGTCACTTCAAGCGCCACCACTGGCGGCAACATTGTTGCCACTGATCTGCTTGCTGATGATTTTATTGAAGCTCTGCGGAACGCTTCCCCGGTTGTTGGCTTGGGCGTTCGCACACTGACCGGCTTGGTTGGTGATGTTGCAATCCCCCGTCGCTCCGGTGTTGCTTCTACCAGCTATCTCTCTTCTGAGACAACTGCAATCACGCAGGCTGAGTCGACCTTTGATCAGGTGACGATGAGCCCTAAAAATCTGGCAGCCCTGTCTAAGTACAGCCGTCAGACTCTGCTTCAGGCCACCCCTGGCATTGAAGAGCTGATCCGCCGCGATCTCACTGATGGCATCAATGCCGCCATTGACGCTGCTGTTTTGAATGGCTCCGGTTCTTCCGGTCAGCCCACCGGCATCCGTAACACTTCGGGCATTGGCTCGGTTGCTATGGGCACCAACGGTGCAGCAATCACCCTTGAAAAGGTTGTTGACCTTGAGACCGAGGTCACACAGGACAACGCTGCAGGCCCCAACATGGCCTACATCACCAATGCCAAGGTGATGGGCGCTCTCAAGAAACTCCGTGCTGGCGGTTCTTCCGCTACTGACGGCGCTTTCCTCTACAACAGCGATTTGCAGGCTGTTGGCCGTGGCCCCACGCCTCTGACCCTGAACGGCTATCCGATCGCGGTTACCAACGCTGTGCCCTCGAACCTCACAAAAGGTTCTAGCTCTAGCGTCTGCTCTGCTCTGGTTGCTGGTGATTTCAGCCAAGCAATGCTGGGCTTCTACGGCAATGGCCTTGAGATCACCGTGGGCACTGACTCCGATGATTTCAGCAAGGCTCTGACATCTGTCCGGGGCATCGTTTCTTTCGACGTTGCTGTTAGGCAGGCCAGTGCTTTTGCCTCCATTGAGGACATCACCACCGCTTGATAACGAGGAGGGGGCCGGCAACGGCCCCTTTTTTTCTTATGCAAATCACCTGCACCAGAAACGTCATGGCTAGCGGCCAAGCCCTTGAGGCTGGTCAGTCTTATGACGTATCAGACACGGACGGCGCATTGCTGATCCGCATGGGCAAGGCTGTTGAAGGCGACACATCTGCCAAGCCCAAGGCAAAAGCAAAACGCACAAGCAAAGCTAAAGAAGATGGCGCTTGCAGACTTTCTTAGCGCTGATCTAGGGGTTGCTTTTGGCGATCCTTTCGCAGTTTCAGCAACATCAGGCGACACCACCGCGAATGTTTTGCTTGATATGCCAAGCGAAATTGTTGCCAATGGAATGGTGTTAAGCACTGATTACACTGTCACAGCAAAAGCTTCCGACTTTGGTTCTCTTGTGCGAGGCGACGCAATCACTGTGGATTCAGTCAATTACACAGTCCGCGAAACCCGCCTTATAGGCGATGGCTTAGTTGTCGAGATTGCAATTCAGAAAACATGACAACAAAGCGCGAATCAATCCTTGCTGATGTTGCCTCAAGCCTTGCAGGCACAACGCAGGTCGGCTCCAGGATTTATCGAAGTCGAGTCGAGGCGATTTCTCGCTCTGAAAGCCCTGCTGTCGTCATTGAGCCAATAAGCGACGACCCTGAATTCAGCTTGCGCTTAGACCGCTTGGATTGGAAGCTGCTGATCCGAATTTCAGTAATCGTCAGGGCTCTGATCCCTGATCAGGCGTCTGATGCCATCGTTGAAGACATCCACAGCAAAATCACAGCAGACAACACGCTTGGTGGGTATGCGTTAGACGTTGAGCCCAGAGGTGTCAGCTTTGAGATTGTTGAGGCGGATCAGCCAGCGGGCGTCATCTCCGCAACGTACCTCATCCGATATAGAACGCTTGTAACTGACTTGTCTTCTGGCTAGAGAGGGTAAACTAATAGCATTGGATCAAGCGGCTCTCAATGGCAAAGCTAACCCGTAGGCAGCTCATTGTCGTGGCTGCCGAATCTACTTACAACACAGACGCTACCCCCGCAGGCACGGATGCGGTTTTAGTCCGAAACATTGATTTCACTCCAATCCAAGCCGACACTGTCAGCAGAGATCTAATCCGCGATTACTTAGGCAACAGCGATCAACTGTTAGGTAACAGCAGGGTCGAACTGTCTTTTGAGGTTGAATTTGCTGGCTCGGGAACTGCCGGCACGGCTCCAAAATATGACGCGCTTTTGAAGTCTTGTGGCATGGCTTCGACTGTTGTCGCATCAACTAGCGTCACCTATGCCCCTGTCTCCACAAGTTTTGGCAGCTCCACCATTTATGTTTTTGCGGATGGCATCCGCCACAAAATGACTGGGTGCCGAGGCACATTTTCAATTAATGCAAGTGTTGGTGAAATTCCGGTGATTAATTTCACGATGACTGGCAACTACGTTGCGCCTACTGATACAGCATCTCCAAGCACGACATACAGCAACCAAGAAACGCCAGACATTTTCAAGGCTGGCAACACTACCAGTCTTACAGTGCTCAGCTATGCGGCATCTCTTGAGTCATTCAGTTTTGACATTGCAAATGAAGTGGTTTTCCGCGAGCTTGTAGGCAGCACAAAATCTGTCACCATCACAAACCGTGCGCCAGCTGGCGAGTGTGTAATCGAAGCGCCAACGCTCGCACAAAAAGATTATTTCACGATTGCAAACACTGACGCTACGGGCTCAATCTCATTCCAGCACGGCCAAGACGCTGGAAACATCATCACGTTCACTGCACAAAAATGTGATATTGGCAACCCTACATATTCCGACTCAGACGGGATTATGATGTTGAACCTTCCTTACGTTGCAGTACCTGGCAGTTCGGGCAATGATGAGGTTTCACTTGCATACACCTGATGGCGTTTGTCCTCAAGTCTTCTGACTCCTACACTTGGCCTGTTGTATTTAGGCAGCCTGGCAATGGTGGCAAGCGCGTCAAATCTGACTTCATAGCAGAGTTTGCGCGTTTGTCACAAACTAGGATTGCTGAAATTCAACAGCAAGCCCAAAGGCGTGCAGACGGTGACGAGAGCTTGTCAATCAGCGACACGTCAGTTGCTGATGAAGTTTTAGTTGGCTGGGAGGGTGTGCAGGATGCAGACGGCGAGGAGATTGCTTTTAGTCCTGCAATGAAATCACAATTACTTGAAGTGCCAATGCTGGCTTCTGCAATTGTTGAAGCGTATTTTTTCTCACTAATTGACGAAAAAAGAAAAAACTAATTGGCGCCGCTGACTATTGGGCCGGTGGCGCAGAGATTGATGAAACGGCAGAACACGCCAAAGCGTTAGGCATTGAATTATTGGATGAAGCAAAACCTGTTGAGCATTTTGAGGTCATCCCTTCGGCTTGGCCTGCTGTTTGTGTTTTTTTGAAAGTTCAAACGCAGTGGCGCACTGGGATGAGTGCTTTGATTGGGTTTGATTATTCTGCCGTCAGGTGGGTGATCGAGCTAATGGGCTTTAACGAACCGCTAGCAGTGCTTGATGACCTGCAGGTCATTGAGGGTAGACTGATCGAAACACTGAACAAGCGGGACAAATAATGGCTTTGGACATGGCCACGTCTCTGACCATTAAGGCCAATGTCGTTGGCGAACAGCAGTTGGCCGGGTTGAAAAAAGGGTTAGGCGGCGTTGAAAAAGCAAGTAATAAAACAAGCACTGCCATGACTAGGCTCAAGCAAACATCAGGCCGAGCATTGACTGCTTTGCGTGGTTTTATTGGCGTTGTTGCTGTTGCAGGTTTGGCAAAATTTGCCAAGGGCTCAATTGATGCAGCCGACGCGATGTCAAAGCTTTCTCAGCGAACAGGCATTGCAGCGCCAATGCTTGACAAATTCCGTAAAGTCGCAGAGTTAAGCGACACAAGCATCGAAAGTTTAGAACGTGCGTTCCCGGCGCTGACGAAAAACATGGATATGGCTATGCAAAAAGCGAAAGGGCCGGCATTTGAAGCTTTTCAGCGTTTGGGAGTTTCTGTAAAAGATCAAAGCGGAAATTTGCGCGATGCTGACGCAGTCATGCTTGATATTGCCGACCGATTCCAAAACATGGCAGACGGTTCTGAAAAAGCTGCATTAGCGTCTGCTGTTTTTGGCACCCGCATTGGTTCAGAGTTGATCCCACTGTTGAACAGTGGTGGTGACGCTGTGCGCAACATGAGCACAAGTCTCACTCAAGATTTTGCTGATCGCTCTGCAGCATTTAATGACTCCATTGAAAATTTACAAGAAACCTTAGGAGATTTGTTTGTCCAAATTACTACAAGCGATGGATTTAAGGCGTTGATGACTTCGGTGCAAGGTCTGATTGATGCTTTCGCAAATCTACCCGGACCCGTACAGCAAGCAATTTTAGGCGCAACCGCATTGGCTGCAGCTTTTGTGCTGTTAGCTCCAGCTATTACAACTGTTGTGACCTTGGTCACGACCTTGAGTGGAATTGGACTTGGCGCAACAATTGCTGGATGGCTTGGGGCGGTAGGGCCTTTTGTTGTGGCGATTAAAGGTTTAGCCGGTGCTTTTTTGGCTTTAGTTTCTGGGCCTGTTGGGATTGTTGCCTTAATCGCTTTGGCAGGCGTGGCAATTTTTACTTTTCGAGATGAAATTGGGAATGCTCTAAAGGCGGTTGGAGATGCCTTCAAAAAGGCGTTTGATTTTATTGGCGACGTGTTAAAAAAAGGAGCTAAATTTTACATGGATTTTTTTGTTACTCCTGTTCTTGAATTTGGCAAAGGCTTGGTTGACGGTTTAATTGAAACTTTCAAAAAAATTGGCGAAGCTATAAAAGCACCTTTCATGGCTGTTGTTGCCTTTATCAAAAACATTGTAAATGGTGTTATAGGGCTCATTGAAGGCTTAGTTAATAACGCAATCAGCGCAATAAATCGTGTTATAGCGGGCGCAAACCGTTTGCCCCTAGTCAACATTCCATTTGTTCCAACCGTCAACATCCCACGCTTTGCAAAAGGCGGTGTTGTCGATGGCCCCACACTTGCAATGATTGGCGAAGGGGGTGAGTCTGAATACATTGTGCCGCAAAGTAAAGCCACAGGATTTGCAAAAAATTGGATGGCTGGCCGCAGAGGCATTGGCGCAATCCCAGGGTTTGCTGATGGCGGCGTTGTTAATGCAAAAGCAGGCGGTGGCGGTGTAGGCAACACAACCGTTCAGGTGACTACAGGACCAGTTCTGCAGCAAGATGGTCAAAATTATGTGACCGTGAAAGACCTAGAAGGTGCTTTGAAGCAGTTCGGGACACAGATTTATAGAAACCAACGGAGCTATGGCGGCAGACGCTTCCAGGGGGTGGCGGGATGAGCAGGTCTTACATGGCAACGCTAACCATTTTTAGCGGAAACACCACGTACATACGTTGGCAAAATTATTACGTCAACGAAACCATAAATTTTTTCGTGCAGGGGGTTGGGACAGTACCTTTTGAATTTTTCCCTTTTGAGTTTGGCGGCATCAATGACAGTGCTGCTGTTGGAGGCGCTGAAATGACTGTTGCAATGCCAGCCACAAGTGCTGCTCTGACACAGTTTCTTAAAGCTCAATCAAATTTGCGATTGTGTGAACTTAAATTGTATGAATTTAGCGCTTATCTTGCGCAAACTCCGCCACCGCAAAATTTCCAAGTTGTCGCAACGCATGTTGGGCAGGTCTTGAATTTGGGCGGTACGTTTACACAATTGCAAGTAGGCTTGGGTTCTGTGCTGTCTCCAGTCGGTGCGCAGGTGCCTCCAAGGACTTACAGCACAGCATTGATCGGGTCACCATTAAGACAATGAACATACAAGTCTCTGATCCGCTGCAGCTTCTGCCATATCAGTCAGGCGCGGTCACTTCGCCAGGGCAGGAAAGCGCCGCGGATGCGTCTTCTGATCTAACGGGGCCTCAGCAAATTGCAAAGATTGGCGACCCTGTTCCGATTGTGTTTTGCCGCAGAAGGAACAACAATGGCGGTGTTTTTGTAAGCCCAAAAGCGACAGAGGCTCGCTATGAAAACAACGTCACGATTGCCACCGTTTCAGAAACTTTTGCCAATGGTGTTGTTGTTTCTCAAACTGTCAGAGCGCAAGAATTTATTGATATTAGTCTTTGCCTTGTAATCAGTGAAGGCAACATGAACCAATTAAAACTCAGCGATATGTTTTTGGGCGAATGCAAGAAAGGCACTTATGCGCAAACTTATGACAGGCGGGCCGGCACTTGGATACCTGGCAATTTTACAGACACTTATCTAACTCAGACAGTCTCAGGCAACAGTTTGCCTGCTAGCGCAGTAGCTGGCGAATCTTATTTATTAAAAGACCTTGGCAAGGTTTATCACTATTTCACATCATCAGTTCAGGGGTTCCCCGGCTTTGTTACGACTGATCATGTCAAGCATGACTTCCCTCAGTATTGCGGCACGTCCGGTAGCTACGACGACATGACGGTTGTTAGCTTTGAGCATAGGCTATTCAATTTAGACAATTGGAATTTGCAGGTCCATGCTTTTGTAAGAGAAGGCATGAACGTAACTCGATTAATAGATTCAACATCAGGCCCTTCTGATAATTTTGTAGACCTTGCAAAATATCTAATTGACAAAAGCGCCGCAGTTCCGTCTGAGTTAATTAACCTTTCGCTAATGGTTCGGGCGGCAAATTTCTGCGAAACAAATGGATTTTTCTACAACGGCAAGATTGAAAATTCTCAGAATTTGAGCGATTGGATGCAGTCACACGCTCATTTCTTTCTTTTAAGACTTGCCAAAGTTGATGGTGCTTTTGGATTCAGGCCGACATTGCCAGTCGTGCAAATGGGGGTCAATTACAATATCAAAACCACTGCAATTAGTGCTTTGTATGTGTTCACAGAAGAGGAGTTATTGCCAGATGGGTTTGAGATTGAATACATACCATTAAGCGAAAGAAATGAAGTCGTCATGCAAATGATGTGGAGAGAGCAGCCTGACGCTGATGTTGGCATTGCTAGAACATTGAATGTCAAATTCACCGGCGCATCATCTGATGGCCCATTTGAACAGCATGATTTGAGTAATTTTTGCACAAATGAAAATCACGCTGCAAAGGTGGGCGCATACATGCTCTCAAGAAGGCGAAACATTACACACAATTTGCGGATTAAAGTTCGGCCTGGCAGCCATAGCACAGATTTATCAGTTGGCGATATTGCCAGAGTTAGACTGCGGCGAGAAACGTCAGTTGATGTGGTTGAGCATCATGATTTTCTGTATGAAATTGACAGAATAGAAAAAACAAGCACAGGCCCAGTGATTTATGATTTGACCCATTTCCCAATTGATTCTCAGGGCCGAAGCGTTGTAGCGCTTGATGTAAGCAGTGCAACAGGCACCGGGATTTCTTTGGACACTGGCAGGCAAAACACCAATTGCAATGACAACACCGCTTCAACTGATTTGCCTGATGTCGGCAGAGGACCTTTTGATGGTTCTGGCTCAACTCCAACAACGCCAAGCGAATCTGACGTTGTGAAGACTTTGACCCCTGCGGGAGATGCCAATTTTGACGTTGGAGGTTCTTCGCCTATTGGCCAGACTACAAATCCAGACGATCCCTTTGACGGGCCCCCAGCTCCGTTTGTGACTGGATTCAGCGGAACACCAACTATTGGCGACACGCTTACTCTGCAGCCTGGATGCGCTGGCGCGTTTATCAAGTGGTATAAGATCAACATCAATACAAACGCGGTGACACTAATTGGCAGCGGGGTCGGCGCCACTTTGGCAGTCACCGAAGCATTGGTCGAGGAAGGGGTGAGGGTTTATGGTGAGGGTTGTTGCCCTGACGATCTTTCACCTAGTGGGTTTGGCCCATGTCTTGAGTCAGCGCCGGTTGATTTATTTGATGAAATTGTTGATTGCCCCGGAGGCGGAGACAGTGGCAATCAAGGAACTTTCACCAAAGTGATAAATGTTGGCTCGGCTTTCCCTGCTTCCTTTAATTTCAGATACAGCGCTTTCACCATACAAGACAGATTTGTGATTTCTGGCGCTGCTACGCTTGACACTGGCTTTGTTAGTGGCACAAATGTAAATGTTAGCGTCAGCAAAACTAGCGCTGATAAATTTATTACGGTCACCGTGTTTGCCCCTCAGTCCGGAACGGCTTGGAATTATGACGTGGGTTGCGCTTCTTAGTTATGGCTAATTTTTTAACTGTTCCTCCATCTCAAAGAACGCTTATCCCAGGCGATTCCGTCAATACGGCGATGCAATCCTTAAGCGGTGACCAGTATTATGTAAGGCAAAGCAATTCAACTCTTGGTGATATTTTAAGGTTAAGCTATTCTGCGCTGACGGACCTAGAAGTTTACACTTTAAGCTCTCATTATTTCTTGCATGGCGTTTTCTATGGCTTTGACCTGCCTGCGGAGGCTACGCAGGGCGCGACTATTTATGTTCCGAGCGGGTATCTTTGGCGTTACAGATCTGCGCCAGAATTAGAAAGTAGTGCTAGCTCAACCTCTGCGTCTGTTGATTTAATTTTAAGACCTCCAAGTTTAACTTAAAATGGCCACTTTCCCAAACATTTCTCCAAACTCAATATCTTTTGAGCTAGGCGGCATGAATGTCTCAGCCACTGACACCAAGCCTTTTGGCGATGTTTATTTTAGGCACAGTTTGAAAACTGATAATTTAGTCGTTAGCGCAACTTTTGAAAATTTATCAAGTGCAACAGCAAAGCAAATTCGTGATCATTATCTTGATCAGGGTGGCGGTTCATTGCCTTTTAAGTTGGTAACTGCATCTTTTTGGGGCACTGTAGGGATTATCCCTACTGATTCTTTGTATAGATACACAGGGCCGCCAGAGGAGGAACATTTTGGCGTTTACAACAACGTAACAACGTCTTTTTTAGTGCAGCTTGGAACGCCAGGCTTTTTTGTTTTAGTAGGAGAGCCAGCGCAGTTAGGCGCAGAGGAAGCTTTCACAAGTTTTGCATTTTCTGGGACTGCGCCATTTATTCTTGACGCAGATGATGCAGATCCTGCAGTTGCCACAAGCCTTATACTGAACGCTGGGGGCGCAAACCAATGACGGCTACAAATGTCCGAGTCCAAATGCAGCAACGCCGAGACACGGCAGCTAATTGGACGTCCGCAAACCCAACGCTTTTGGCTGGTGAGCTAGGGCTTGAAACTGACACAAACAAATTCAAGATTGGAGATGGGACAAGCAATTGGCAATCTCTTGGGTACATTCCAGGATTTGCGATAACGGCTTATCCGCTCGCAAGCGCAGACATTGCGACTGGAGCTGTAACAAGCACAGAAATCGCTGATGCCACGATCGTAAATGGAGACATCAGCGGAACTGCTGCGATTGCAGGGACCAAAATTGACGCAGACTTTGGCGATCAAGATTTAACGGTTGACACTGACCGGCTCTTTGTTGACGTGAGCGCGAACAGTGTTGGCATTAACTGCACGCCTGCGGTCACGCTCGACATCAACGCAACTGACGCGGTTGCTTTGCCGCATGGCACGTCAAACCAGCGACCGGCTGATGGCGGCAACGCTGCAAACCTCACTGGTTACATCCGATTCAATACAACGACAACTCAGTTTGAAGGCCATAACGGCACTGCTTGGGCAAGTGTTGGCGGTGGTGCGACTGGTGGAGGTACGGATCAGTGGGCTGTTGAGCACGACAACACGATCACGGCGTCTTACAGCGTCACGGCAAACAAAAACGTGATCAGCGCTGGGCCTTTGACAATCAACTCAGGCGCCGTAATTACAGTGCCCGCAACTTCCAACTGGGTTATAGTCTGACCATGACTGTTCGCATCGACGGCACAAATACTTCTGCAGCTCCAGGCATTACTGGAGCGGATACGGACACGGGGGTCAAGTTTGGGACGAATGAAGTTGATATTGTCACCGGCGGCACGGATCGCTTAAACATTGGCAGCTCGGGCGACATTACTATTGCAGACGGCAACTTAGTTGTTGCGGCAGGCCACGGCATTGACTTTAGTGCTAATGCAAATCCCGGTGGAATGACCAGTGAGCTTTTAGATGACTATGAAGAGGGAACTTGGTCGGCTGTATTGCGTTATCACACAACTGTGACTGACACAAGCGGAACAGGCAACAGTAGCATTAACGCATCCGAAGCTAGATACACAAAAATTGGAAACGTTGTTTATATCACTTGCACCTTCACAACAGCAGCAACTGCCAATTATGTATATCAAGAAATACAAGGTTTACCATTTAGCCCCCAAAGAGCAGCAGTATTAAATGTGTATTTCCGTGGTGCCCTCATGAGATTTAACGCCAGCACAAGTTCCGACGCATATTTTTATGGCGGTATCTATGCTAGTGATACTACAATCAATCTTGGATCTGAACGTACTGACGCTACACAAAGTGGGTGGATTCAGGCTCGTGAAGCTAGTCAATTGTGCCGTGTCAGTGGCTGCTATGAGGCGGCCTAAACCTATTTGATCACAAACGGATTCTTTCAAAATGGCATTCACAGAACACATCGAGTACAAGGAAGAAATCCTTCCAAACAAAGTCATCCAAGTACGTCGTGCCGACGTAATTAAAAAAGATGGCGTTGAGGTGGGGCGCACTTATCACCGGAACGTAGTTGTCCCTGGGCAAGACGTAAGCGATCAACCGGCAGAAGTACAAGCTATTGCTGCTGCACTGTGGACTTCTGAAGTAATTGCTGCGTATAATGCGTCTATCGCAGAGTCTGGGCTGCCCGAACAATGAGCATCAAGCTAAACGGGGCAACATCAGGTTCGGTTGAGCTAGACGTACCAGCTGTCGTCGGCAGTGACTTGCAGCTGACCTTGCCAACAACGGCTGGTGAATTTTCAGTCAAAGACGCAAACGGCAACGTAGAGGTCACGTCGATTAATTCAGTAAATTTCCCCAATGTTGGTGCGCTAAGCAATCGCAATTTTGTGATAAATGGAGCCATGACAGTGGCGCAGAGATCTACAGCCGCCGTAACTAATGTAGTGTCATTTAGCGCCAACATTAAATACGACGCTATTGATAGATGGGGCTATTGGGCATCAAATGCTAGCAAGTTTACTGTTCAGCAAGTCACAGATGCTCCTCCAGGTTTTTACAACAGTTTAAAAATTACCTCTTCTGCGTCTACAACTCATAGCGCAGGAGATGGTTATACCATCTCTCAAAGGGTAGAAGCGCAAAATCTCTATCAAGCATCTTTAGGCACGGCAAACGCTAAAAATCTTGTTGTTTCTTTTTGGGTTAAATCGACTACTACAGGAACGTTTAGCTTCTATGCACTAGGTTACGGCCTTGCGCAAAGTTTTGTTCAAAATTTTACAATTAACTCTGCTGAAACTTGGGAATATAAAACCATCAACATTCCCGGACCAACTTCTGGTAATTACAGCAACACTCCAAGTGATTATGGATTAGAAATTGGATTTACGCTAGGAGCTGGAAGTAATTGGGATACATCAACACTTGGTTCGTGGCAGAATACTGCATTTCAAATTAGCTCAACTACTGCTGTGAATGTTTTAGGCGTAGCCACAAGAACTTTGCAGATTACTGGTGTTCAACTTGAAATAGGAGACAAGGCCACCTCTTTTGAACATCGTAGTTATTCCGATGATTTCGTTAACTGCCAGAGGTACTATCAAACTATAAATAATAACCCAACCCCGTATTCTAATCAAGGCCTGTCTGCTATTCCACTGTGGTACTCCGCTAATACATACGCGAGCACTCGCTGGGCTCTTCCTGTTGTGATGAGAGCACCCGCTACGACAACTGTTGTTGGCAGCCCAGGTAATCAATCCACCACCGGCACCGATGGGACAATTGGTGTGTATTACGGCAATTGGCAAAGTACCAATACCTGGACATTGATAGCAACTGAAACTACGCAAAACAGCGTCCGATTAAATGCCTCTAACTTACCGAATGGGGCAATCTACGCGGCGGCGGGTCTTTATTTTTATGGAACATCTCGTACATCTTCAGTCAACCTAGATGCCGAATTATGATTACCTACAAAATTACAAAGAGCTTTGAACTCGGAACCCAGACAGGTCTCCTGCGATCTGATGGCACTTGGATTCCTATTGCGCCTGAAAATAAGGATTATCAAGAATATCTTGTTTGGCTAGAAGAAGGTAACGAACCACTTCCTGAGGAGGCAGAGTAATGAGCAAAATCCGAGTCAATCGCATTGAAAACAACTCCACCGCAGATGGTGGGATTGACATCGATGCCAGCGGCCACGTCAAGGTTGATGGCTTGCAGATGCCGACCACTGGTGCGTTAAGTAATCGCAACCTAGTCATTAATGGAGCGTTTCAAGTAGCACAGAGAGGAACTACTTCGACAGCTGGCGAGTATCAAACTGTTGATCGTTGGAAAGCTGTCTTTGGCGGATCAATAAGTATGACTCAATCTCAAACATCTTTGACGTCTGGAACTCCGTATGATGAAGGCTTTAGAGAGTCATTTAGAGTCGCAGTCAATGCTGCGAGTAACGCCGCTGGTAATTTCCTTCAAATGCAAACGACTTTGGAGGCACAAGAT